ACTTTACTATTCGTACCAGTAACAAGCAATTGACGAATTGGATCAGCAACGAAAAGAACATCACCACGACCACCATCCTTAACAGGACCAGCGAATGTAGCAAACTTACCGAAGACTGTCTGATAAGCTGTACGAGCAGATGTACCAGCAACTGAAAGGTCACTTGAAGTTCTCATTGCTTCGATAGCAGCTGTTGTCTTTGTATCATCAAAGCCAAGGTTCTTCTGTGCTGTAGTAGCTGTCTCTAGGAATGTATGAATAGTTCCAAGACCTCCTTCAGCAATCAAGTCAATATCAAACTTACGGTCGTTACGAACACGATCAAGAGCACGATCAAGCTTACCAGGAACACTACCGATAACTTTACCAGTAAGTTCAACACCACCATAAGCACCAAGAGGCATGAGGTTATCAGCCTTCTCAAGTGTACCACCACTAAGGAAGTTAGTGAAGTAGTTAACAGGTAGTCCAGCAGCATCAGCTGTGATGTTACCATTTTGAACGTTAGTTACAAGTGAGTTAGTATAAACACGAATCTTGTTTGAAGGTGTACCATCAGCGTTAAGTTGAACGCCATTAATCTGATCAGATACATTTGGGTTAACAATAACATCAACGTTACGTGAACGATCTTCAACTTGCCCGAGGGAGAAGTTAACAGGTGCACCACCATTCTCAGCATTACGCTGACGGTAGTGGCCAATTGATCCATTGTAACCTTCTTCAAGGAGGTAAGATAACTCTTGAGCGCTCTTTGAGAAGACTGACTGACGAAGTTTGAATACACCAACGTTGAGTGTATCATCAAACTCACGTGTAGCAAGATTGTAATCAGTAATACGATCTTCCATTACTTGTGAGATAGAACCAACAGCAGGATTGTCACCAAACTCAGGAGAAGCTGTAAGAGCAAAACTAAAGCGTGATGCTGGGATCTCAATGTGAGTAGCTGCTGTTGTATCAGATGCAGAACCTGTTACAGTAAGAACAGACTGAATAGCATCAAAAGCAGAAGCAGGGTTAATGTTAGTGTTATCAGCAAGTCCGACATAATAACCATTAAACTGATTATCGATTGTAGATTGTCCTTTGTTAACAACTACTACAGCAGCATTCTTAATAGCTGAAATGTCAGCAAATGTAGTAGCAGGTGTATCACTGAAGTCAAACAATGTACCATTCTTAAGTGCAAGGTACTGTGTTTGGTTGAGTTCAAATTGTGTTGGTCGACCAAGCACATAAGTAGCACTAGCAGTACTAAATGATGTTGCTGTCTCTGCATTAACTCTATCCCATACAGCAGCGGGGTAAGCAAGAACACTTACGGATGAACCGAATCCTGATCCACTATCTTCACCATAAGGAAGACGGTTAACTAGGAGTTTTCCGTTAGAGTTTAGAGCAGCACGCGCTGTGTGATAGAAGTATCGTTCGGCTGGAGTCTTTGGAGTACCATAGATTTGTTCAAACTCGGAAATATTTCCAAGTCCGACGACTTCATCTGTAGGTCCTTCAGAGGCGAATCCAGCTAAATAAGTAGTTGTCCCAGTTTGAGCTGTGCGTAGTGATAAATCACTCTCACGAATCTCAACGCCTGGGGATGTAATAGTCCTTTTAGCCATACAAATATTTATTCTCTATTGAAAATAAATCTAGGTTTTTGACTACTATTTCTATGCTTATTGACTAATGAGTTTAGAATGTACCTGAGAATATACAAATGTCATTGAACTCACAGCTTCTGACTCATCTCTATAGCTATAATCAATGCTTCCTAGGATGGTTGGGAAGGCTTTAGTATACTTCCACTCAATACGTTTATTGTCATACTCATCTAATCCATAGAGAGTAATGTCAGTCTGATAAGAGCTAAAGAGCTCATCTTTAGATAGGTCATCTGTATCATAAAGTCCTTCCTTATCATCATGCATAAGGTCAAGCCACTTATACATTGTCCAGTAGTTATTGAATCCATTATCAATAGTGAAGTCAACTGTTACTGGTGGGTATGGGTCACGAGCATGTGATGAGTTGTAGAGATTTGATCCCCCATAACCAATTTGAATAGCAAGTACAACTATCTCAGGTACAACAGCACCGAATACAGAGAACTGCATAGCATCTTGATTAACATTGAAAGACGTTCTAGCAGTCTTACTATCAATCTTCTTCATAGCGTCAGGTAATGAAAAGACAAGTAAAAACTTATCCTTACGAGACTTGTTCAAGTAAGATTGATTATTAGTATTAGTAGCCATCTATTATTATTTATTACAAAAGTGTATAACCGGCAGCTTCTAGATCATCAAAGTCATCATTACTAGAAGCTTCATCCATACCCCAATATACAGGATTAAGACTAGGACCAGCACCCATATCTTCATTAGTATAAATCGATGTAGCATCTTCAAATAGAGTTAAACCAAAGTCCATTGGTTCAATAATCTTAGGTCTACCTGTATCATCCTTCTCAATGATCTCAAAGAACTGTTCAGCAATATCATTATCAAGAACATAGTAAGCATACATCATAGCCATAACCATGTCATCATGCTTACCTCTTTGAGCTTTCCATGAGCCGTTAGGGTAACGAACAAAGTTTTTAAACTCCTCTAATGTATCTTTATCACGCATTACAATAGATTGTAGATCATTCATCCAATAACGCATATTGATAATACCCTTATGCTTTGTATTAGTATGAGCAATCATACCATACATTCTATTCTTACGATGAGCTTGCTTATTACCATATGATACAAGCTTAGGATAGCCCATATCATTCATCAATCTATCTACAACTTGTGCACCACAATTGTTACGCTCAATAAGAGCAAGAGGGTTACCATAGTTTCTTAATATAGCATAGACCTTATTACTAAACTCTAGAGGAGAGATTTTGTTATTCTTATATACTGCGACCTGTCTAACTTCAGCAGGATCAGTAATGTCTAAGACCTGAACAACAGATGAATCTTTGCCAACACCTTCAGCTGTATCAACACCAGCAGCATAAAAGCGCGATGGGTCAGCCTCTTCCCAGATCTTATAGCAACCATCATCAAGTACTGCTATAGGATCACAAACATCCTTCTCCATCTTCTCATATAGAGCATCATCAATAGATGACTCACCAGAGTTAATCCACTCACAACAGAACTCTTGACGCCAAGCTTCATCTGAACCAATTGATGCTCTAGTTTCAGCAGCCCACTTCTCTGTTCTACCTGGTACTTCATGCCATAGAATCTTACCATTAGCCCATGCACTATCAGGATTAGTTTCTGAATCATTATAGAGCTTATAGAAGAGGTTCTGTGTACCATTAGCAGTAGAACAAATGAATGCTTTGGATTTCTTAGAAGAAGAGATAATAGGATAGACTGACTTCCAGAACTCATCAACCAAATGGTTCTCAATGAAAGCCATCTCATCAATAACTAAACAGTTAACGGATTGTCCACGAGCAGCAGTACCGGTTGTAGTTGTAATACCAATACGACTACCATTATCTAGAGTCATTGATGTCTTAGCATATTCCTTAACAGGTGGTTTAAGCCAGTTAGGTAGCTGTTCGTAAGCCATTCTTACACGACCAAAAATCTCAATTGCAGTAGCCTCTTTGTTTGCTACTAAAAGAATACGTTGATCCTTTTTAAAGCAAGCCTGCCATAGTAAGTAGATAGTCATTAGAGTAGACTTACCAATCTGACGAGAAGCTAATAGAATGTAGAATCTATTATCACGCATATCTCTTAATGCATTCTTCTGTGCTGGGTATAACTTAATAGTTTCCTTACCAGTATCCAAGTTAACAATGTAGAAGAAGTTCTCAGCAAAGTAGAGAATGTTTCTCTTTGCTTTCTTGAGAGCTGCTACCTGTTCCTTAGTATATACATGCGCATACTTAGAGTTAGGTAACTCTTTGTTACCCATATAGTACATTCCATCTTCTTTCTTACCACCCATAACCTATAGTTATTTACTACCAACTCACTAAATTACAACTAGTAGTGGTATTTTTATCCGGATGGCATAAATAATTGTATGGCTAAACAATATGACCTTAAAGATCTCGGAGAGGTCTACGGTAATCTCGGTACAGAGACTGCGGTAGTTTCTGAGAATACCGAATCCCTAACAGTTGGCGACAAAAAAGCTACTGTAGGTGATGCTAACCTTGAAGATGGCGGTGCCAAAAAAGAGGGTGGCTGTGAAGAACCAGCAGTTGACGCTGCAAAAGTTGAAGATAATCCCCACGGTGTTAAAGGTGAATTGCCTATCACTAAGGACGAAGAAGCTGCTCCTGAAGAGGATAACGAAGAAGCTACTGATGACGAGTCAAAAGAAGAAGACGAAAAGTCCGACACAGAAGACAAAAAGTCAGAAGAAGATGAAGAAAGTTCGGAAAAAGCCTTGGAAATCGCCCAAGAGGGATTAAATAATTTTATGGCTAATAAATCTGTATTCGACCGCCTTTACGCAAAGGTCATGGTTAACGAAAATTTCGGTGAAACCGAAGAGATGGATAATCTCGACGCACTTGGACTTGATGATGCTACTCCAGACTCTGAACTTGATACTGATGAAGTTGATGCTGACGGAGAAGAGGAAGTAACAATTACACTTAACAAAGAACTTGCTCAACAGCTCTGTGACCTACTTAAAGCTGCTTGCGGTGAAGAGGAAGTTGCTGACGAAGTTGAAGGTGACACTGAAGAAGCTCCTGAAGAGGACAACGAAGGTGCTCCAACAGCTCACACAGCACATGTTGACATGGGAACAAGCAATAAAGTCGGTCATGTTGACGGACTTGGTGGTCAAGCTGCTGGATCCGCTGATGGTGGTTCAAGTGCTGATCAAAAAGCTCTTGGTGGTTCTGTTAAAGACGGTAAAGCAAACAAAGTTGGTAACCTTCCTGCAGGAAAGAATGCTTTCGGTGATGTTAAAGTTGAGCCTAAGAACAAAGAAGTTAAAGCTTAATACTACAAACATATAATTTAAATAGAAAGGCTCAAGTTTACTTGAGTCTTTCTTTGTATATCAGGCGCAGGGGCATAAAAAATAGTTGAATACTACCTAAGCTTGGGTAACATACCAGTACCTCTTACAGGTGACATAGGGGCCAGGTGATCACCATAATGCTCGAGTAGATGAGTGTTACTAAAACCGGTGGTATTACAAGCAGGTAACAGAAGCCATAAGAGGGTCAGTGCTACACGAAGATATACCATTTAATTATTTAGTCAAATGCTCAAGTTAACTGGAGTATTTCTTTGTATATCAGGGGCACGGGCATAAATAATAGTATGCAGACATTCAAAGAGTATTATCAAGGCGACCTTATGATGAACGCCAATGCCTCTTCTGCTGCTACTGGTGGTAAGAGTATGATGCGTACAGGTCGTAAGCATGAGAATCTCAAGCGTAAGGATTATATCTCTAAATGCCCACATGTACAGAACGTATTAAATGGTGGTGCTTCACAGATTAAACTAATGGGTCTACCACTCCAACAAGTACTTGATACTTATGGAATGACAATGCAGCCAGGTACTACACAAGGTTGTGGTAACTCTGGATGTGAGATTGATATGTTTGAAGATGCTGAAGGTAAAGCATACGGAATGCTTAAAAAGAAAGCTGAATAATATGGCCTGTAATACTGAAAGAGCTAACTGCTCCCCTGAAGACATTATGGCTGCTGCTGGTTTAGGCTGCAGTAAGTTTATAGGTGGTGATAACTTCCAGGCTGAACAACATGTCTTTGATCTAGCTTATCGTGATCTTATTAATGGACATGGGATTGAAATTGCATACTATGTTAACACTTTCACACTAAGCTCAGCTAACTTACTGTATGGAGAAGATCCTACAGCTGTTTATACTGACGCTATCAACATGCAGATGTATGTTGAACTTTCACAAGATGCATTAGCTCTATCACAATTTGGTTTCGATCCTGGTGATGAGTTTACAGGCTTTGTTCACATTGAGACATTTAAGAATCAGTTAAGTGCAGAAGCTTATTATGCTACTCAAGGAGCTCTTTCAGCTGTTGAACCTAAATCTGGTGACCTTATTGAAGTAACACCACTTGGTTGTGATAGACCAGATGGTCGTTCTGCTAAGATCTATGAGATCACTGAGCGTGTTGATGAAGATATCTCTTCTATTAACCCTATGCTTGGTCATTATGTTTATAGAGTAAGAGCTAAACGTTACGAGCCATCATTCGAGCCTAACGCTCCACAAGAAGGTCGTAATGAACAAGTCTATGATGGCTCACAGTTTGGAGTCCTTAGTTCTAATATCCAACAAATGCTTAGTGCTGATGTATCAGAAGCTAAAGCATATGATTACGATATCGATACAGTTAGTAAGACTGATGTATATGATATGGATCAGAACGATACCGACATATACGGCGGTTATTATTAACATAAAAAGCCTGCAAGCAGCTGGGGCTACTTACAGGCTCTAAAGGTGGTAATCTGTATTACTTCTTACCTCTCTTATGTTTACCTGTCTTTACTGGTGGTTGCTCCTTCGGGGAAGCTTGCACTTGTTCAATAACAGGGTGGGCTTGACGAGCTGGCTGTAAGAGCGAATTCACAATACCATTTACGTCGAACATCTGTGATACATCATCATAAGGACACTCGTGAATAGCACCAGTGAAGTTGTAATCATGTAAATAAGAATCAATTGTACCAGCGGGGAACTCAACTGGTGGTTTAAAGTTTGTATGCATATCATAACCAAACAGCTCCGGCTGGGTAGCAACCCATACAACTGTCGAGGACTTACCTAGAGCAGCTGCTGCATGTTGAAGTGAAGAGTCAACAAAGAGCTGACGATCAGAGAAGCGCATAAGATTAAATAGACCCTTCTTAGGTACTACTTTATCGTAACGAATAACATCATTTAAACGTGTATGGAAGTCATAACAGATGTGAATGATCTGATAATGCTCTTTAAGTTGGTCAACAATATGCTGAGCAATCTCTGGGTGAATGTCTCTTACCCAAGAGTAGTTCTCTGCTTGATGATCTTTACCTGGTCCACCAAATGGTTGGAATAGTAGAATAGGCTTAGTCTTTGGAATAGAAGCAATATCAGGATCAATCCATCCCTTCTGTCTCATATTCATATCTAGTGAAGGACCTTCACCATTATACTTTGTACCAATCATATCACACCATGTCTCAATGAGGTGCTTCTTCTTTAGAATGTGACTAGTCTCTTTATATGGCTCACCAGCAAACACCTGAGTGTCTTTACCATAGATGTAATCCTCATAGAAGTAAGGTACATTACCTAACCTATAAACTCTATGCACATCTTTATTATGAAGGTATACTTCAGGCCATGCACATACAACAATTATCTTTGTGTTGGGGTTGTTGTTTTTAAAAGCTTTTACAACAGCTGTGCTGGTAACATGCTTTCCAATTCCCCCTTCGATATTAAATACCGCGAACTCGCTCATACAATAATTTAATCACTGTATCAGATAAATCAACTACTAGACACTAATTTTAAGGTCACCACTGTCATTCCAGATAACACCTGAAACACCTGGATCAGTTGTTGGAAGTGAATGAGCGTAAAGACTGTTAACGTGAAGCATTGAAGCACTTACTGATACTGTACACGTTCCCATTGCTACTGCGTTCTCATGATTAACTACGTTGCCTTCACCACCAGCAACAAAACCACTACAAGCAACAACTGAAATAGTGTTATTCTGACCACCTGCAATCGTTGAGAATGTTCCAAAAGTATCATTATTGTTACCAGCAACAACTGCAGAACCACCACCGGTAGCGTCATTATAGTAACCACCTAACACTGAAGCACATGCACCGTTTGCTGTTACACAAAACCCAGCTTCAATATGTTGGGTATGAATCTCTGTAAATGTCTGTATACCAGCGAATGTTTGAGAGGAGCTTTTGAATGCAAGGTCACTTGATAAATCTCTAAATGCTGTAGATGTATCTTCCCAATATGCACTAGCTGCCTGCATATGTGTATATCCTCCTGATGTTACAGCATAATCAGTGCTGGAAACGAAACCGGATCCAATAAGAGTACTGAAGGCGCTTGTAGGAACGACCTTAGTAGTGCTTGATTGAACAATCGCGAGTTGCTCTGTACCTGTTAAAGTGGAAGCTGTTGGGAGATCTGAGATTTTGATGCCGGCCATACAATTATTTATGCTAGCAAGACCCTTTTCAGTGGATTTTTAATAGGAACTCCTGTATAATAAGAGTATGCAGAAAGCACCCATTACATTCACCGAGTGGAATCACACTTACACTCATAATGAAACAGGAGAGAAGTTCACGTCTGTGACGACTATCCTTGGAAAGTACAAGAAGCCGTTCAATGCTGACTTCATGGCTGGTAGAGTAGCTCAGAGAGAGGGTGTTACTAAAGAGGCTGTCCTTGAGATGTGGGAGAAAGAGAAGAATCGCGCATGCCAGCGTGGTACAGACATTCATAAGTTGCTTGAGGATTACATTACTGTAGGTGAGCAGGTTGAAGAGTGGGGTTGGTTGTATAAGTCATACGATAAGTGTGCTGAGTGGAATGTAGATAAGTTTAAGAAGGTTAAGTGTGAAGAGCTTCTATGGAATGAAGACCTTAAAGTATCTGGTCTTGCTGATCTAATCTATGAGCATAGTGATGGTACATTTACTGTTGGCGACTTTAAGACTAATAAGCGTTATCGTTTCAGCTCTGACTATAATGATTGGATGCTAGCGCCTCTAGATCATTTAACTGTATGTGAGCATTCAACTTATACAATGCAGCTAAGTATCTATGCTTGGTTATATGAGCAGCTTACTGGTAAGAAGTGTCGTAAGTTAGTTATCTACTATCTTAATAAGGATCGCTTCGTTGCTCATCATGGTAACTACATGAAGGCCGAAGTTGAGAACCTTATGGCTGACTTTACTCGTGCAAGAGAAGCTGCAGAAGCTGCAGTCGCAAAGTAAAACTAACTTTATTGTTCAGAGTAGTTGCTAAAGGTGACTGCTTTGATTATATAATAGTAATTGCCCATGAAAAAAAGTACCGTACTAGGAAAGTTAGAGAAGAAAATCGACGAAGCATTTGAATGCTTATATGAGGCTCGTGATGTTCTCTCTAATTTAGATGATCCAGAACTCGATGAGGCTGCTAACGCATTCGTTGAAGAGATTGAAGAGCATATTGCAGAGGGTGTAGAAGCTCTTCAAGAAGTAGTTGATAATATCCTTGAATAGGATATAATATCTACATGAAGTCGAAAGTCTTAATCCTTGGTAAAGGATATGTTGGTGGGTATGTATTAGCCCAGCTTAATCAGAATGCAGCATTAGATGTTACAGCTCTATCTAAAGCAGAGCTTGATTATACTGATGAGTTCTACCTTAGAGACTTCATTAAGGAGCAACGCTTTGATTACCTAGTCAATGCTCAAGGCTTTACTGGTCGACCTAACGTTGATCAAGCTGAAGAGATGAAAGAGGACTGCTGGAAGTATAACGTCCAAGTACCTCTAATGTTTAATAAGGTCTGTAAAGAGCTTGACGTACAGCCTATCCATATTACTTCAGGATGTATCTTTGCTGGTTATGATAAAGCTTGGAGTGAGTCTGATGAGCCTAACTTCGGGGTGTTTAACTCTGATGCTTCTTTCTACTCTACAAGTAAGCATGCATTTGAATCTATAAGTGATCACGGTATTACTATTCGCATTCGCATGCCGTTCTGTGACTCACTTAATGATAGGTCTTACTTAACTAAGATTCATAAGTATGATAACCTTATCAGCGCTGTTAACTCTAAGACATATATTCCAGAGCTTGTAAACTTCATTGAGACTCTTATTGAAGATGAACGTACTGGTCATGATGTTGTTCACTTTACTAACCCTGAGCCATTAGAGACTGCAGGTGTTGTTAAGCTTATGAGAGAAGCTGGTCTTGAGAATGAGAACTGGTCATGGGTTGATATTGAAGAGCTTGGTCTTGCCGCTGGTAGATCTAATTGCATCCTTGATACTACAAAGGTTAAGGAGGAGTATGGCTTCACTATGCTCACTGAGACTGAGGCATTGAAAAAGTCACTCAGAGTCATTACTGCTTGATTAAATAAGTAGTAGATGACCTCTAACGTACTACAGAACCAGAACCTAGATATCGATGTAACGCTCGTTAAGATGCGACGTACAGCTGATGCTAGTGGTACTACCATTACAGAAGGTATTGATTCTTCTGTACCGTTAGAGCTGAGTTCAATTGTAAGTTTAAACATTATTGAGTCTGTTAAGCAGATGGGTGCTACAGGTACTCTTGTTATTAATAACAAGTTCAAGATACTGAACCAACTTAACATTGTAACAAACTCATCTGATGATTTGTATGTTGATATTACTATCATTGATAAAGATCTAGTATCAATTGGAACTGTACGTGAAGAAGATACACAACTCAGAGTATCAGCTCTAGTTACAAACATATCAACAGCATCATCAAATGTACAAGAGAATTTAGTTATACTACAATTCGAAGAAGCTTTCGTCGCGAAGATGAAAGAGACTCGTTGGGAGTTGTTTGAGCAAGATGGTAGGGGTAAGGTATATTCTACCATCTCTGATGTCTTTAATAGCTTTAACAAAGAGAAGTACTATACATTATCACCTATGCATGGTGAGTCTATAATGGCTACTCAGGAGAATAACTACGCTCCTAGCGTAACTATACCTCACATTTTCCATACAAGTGAAGGTGATAGTGTCTTTCATATTATTAACGAATGCGTTAAGAATACAACCTATGCTAATGGATCTGATACAGAGCCAGGTAAGGTAGCTTCTTGCCGTATGATGAATACAATGGTTAAGATGGGTGATAAGAGCGTTGTAGGTCGAAAGATGAATTACGTTCCAATGATCTCCAATCGTCATCAAGAGTTTATTACAGCTGTAGCGACCGGTAAAGGTCAAGGTAACTTCGATGATGTATTCCTTGAAACATTTACAACTGGACCATTAGCATCTAATACATCGAGCGTAGCTAACACTTCAATGTATAATAAGATTGAAAAGGTTAATGTTACACGTCCGGATTACGCTCAATTAAAGAAGAAGATCTGGGGACATTACGAGATTGTAGATGGTGGTAGTATGGATCCAAGTGTGATGTCTGTAGAAGCTGTTAGGTTTAATGAGCTAGTAGATCGCTTTGTTAATGTGGAACTTAACAACCCTGAGTTAGGCTCATCACTACCTATCCTTAATCACTACCAAGCTAATAAGTTTAAAGTATCTCGTGAGATGAAAAACAATCCTGAGATGACAAAGCTAACTGATGTAATGGTATACAATACCATATACAATAAAGTACTTAAGAGCTTTATTACTCTAAATGAGACTATAGCATTTGAGACTGTAGGTAGAGTTTATCGTAAACCAGGTAAGTTCATCATGGTAGCACAAGATCAAGTTGAAGACGATTACAAAAAGCTCTGGTATGTAAACTACGTCAAGCATAGTATTACTAACGGTGAGTATAAAACAGAGATGGTAGGTAGTAGATTCTTTGGACAGAATACATCACAAGACCTACAAGCTGGTAATCAGGATCAACAAGCTGCAAATACCATTTACGGTGGTAAATAGCAGTTGCTATTCTTTGAGCCTATATTAAAATTATATTGATGAATAGTATGGCTAAGAAGGCAGAGAACTTAGAGTTCACCTTTGATAAGAATAGAGAGCTATGGGTGATCAAGCTAATTGTAGCAGATAAAATTGTTGTTACCTTTAGAACGTCTGATGATCATACTAAAGGTTGGTGTGTTAAAAGTGACGATGATCTTGGACTTTGGAAACATTGTACCCGTGAATATTTTCAAGAGCTGATTGACCTTACCAACTATGGTTTAAATGTCTTAGAAGCTAAGACAAATAACAGTTGATTATTACACTACCATACATTAATATATATGTATGCAATACGACCCGACAATCGACTCTCATAAGAGCCCTGTATACAAACGTCTGAAGGCTAAAGTATCATGGAATAAAGAGATCACTGCTTTTACTGCTGGTAATTTTGATATCATCCATCCTGGATATACTGCTACGTTTGAGGAAGCTAAACGCCATTGTGATAAGTTCATTGTGTTCTTACATGGTGATCCATCTTCTACTCGTAATACTAAATACAAGCCTGTAGTACCTTACTATGATCGTTACAAGATGCTTATGTCTATTAAGCATATCGATGAGGTATATATGTATCAGACTGAAGATGAGCTCTATGAGCTTATGAAGACTTTTGATATTGATGTTCGTATTCTTGGAGAAGATTACTTAGGTAAACCTTTTACAGGTGATGATTTAAACC